AATGTTTTTCTTTTCTTTTTATCTTTAGATTTTATTTCAAAACCAAATAACTCAAAACCAGCCATATATTTTACCTTGTTATAATATTAAAAAGAAAGGGGGAGAATTAACTCCCCCTTCATCAAAGATTTAAATACTTCCGCTAATTGTTACACCACCAAGACTAATAGAACCACTAATTGAAATATCAACACCATTATTAGAAGAACCATCCATACCTGCTCCATCAACCGTGAAGTTATTCATGGCAAATGTTACTGCAAATTCTTCTGGTGCGCCATCAGGGTCCATTGCTAATTCAATAGGAGCCAAAGTTGTAGGATAAATATCCTGCATACGATAAGTTCTGATAGTATTACCTTTGCGGTTTAACTGTGAAACTGTAGCAGTTCCATAGATATCATTTGTAGAAACAGATGTTCTATTTTGTGAATGATTTGTAATAGAATTCATCCATTGTTCCATAGCTGTTCTTGCTCTCCATTCAGGGTCACCGAGAATAGTTACGGTCCAATCTTCAAATGTACGATCACCAGGAACTTTGAGCATACGTCCACGATAAGCAACATCAATATTACCAATAGTAGAACCTGGAATCTGTGTTGCTTTACCGAGAAACTGTAAATCCAACTGCCCAATAATAGGGGCATTTACTACAACTTTATATAGATTGGGTCGAACCCCTCCATTAAAGTTATTTTTAAAATCTGAGATTGTAGACATTGTTTACTCCTTTAAGTTTGTATATATTTATAAGATTTAACCACCGATTTCTGAAAAAGAAACATCAGAACGAGCGGCAATAAAGTTCAATTGAATGAAATTAATAGACCTTGCTGGTTTAACATAAATGTCACCAACAAAATTATTAGTATCAATTACTTGTCCTGTATTATTAGAACTGTCACATACTACCTTAAAGTCCGTAATACCCCGCCTACCTTTTATTTCTCTCAAGAAAGGAGTAACCATATTTACGAATTGAGAACGTGTAAATTCATCGTTGAACTCAAACAACATTGCTTTAGCGGCAACACTGATTGCTTTTTCGAGAACAATAAACAAACGTCTTACGTTGATTCTATCAAATGCACTTGGAACTGTCTGCATTGTTTTATCACCCCAAAGAACTACACCAGCACCTCTTTGTGTAATCAGAGGGTTAATACCAAGCTGATACATTGCATCACGGTCTGCTTTAGTAGCTTCCCAAGACAATTTAACAATGTTTTTAATTCCACCACGATTCAACCCAGCAGGTGACCACCAAGCATCATTCGTGAAATCAGTTCTTGCACACAATCCAGCCGTGTCACCGTTCATTGGAACATAACGGAAAACATCATTGTATCGGTCATACTGATATTTCCAAGCACCATCCATAAATGCATATGAAGAATCACTACGAGTATCTAATTCTGTTGAAATATTAGCTGTCTGAGCTATTCCAGCAGTTACTACTGAACTCCTTACAGGTGATACAAAGGCAACGCAATCTTTTCGTACAGATGTAATATTGTCAACAATATAATTTCCTGTAGATATTGTACCAGGTCCTGCCATTATAAGAGTAACATCTACAACTTCTGGAGTTGTGAAAAGAGCATAACCAGCCTGAAGTTCGCCATCTGAAAGTATGTTATCATCAATACCACCAGCTAATGAACCACCTGGCATTTGTAATGCTTGACTAGCACCATTTATTCTATCAAATGTATTATTTACTTTTGGTGTATTAGGAGCAGCTAGAGCTCCACCACTATCTGTCGTACTTCCAACTAATTCAGTTGGATCACCCAACCAAATATATTTTGATTCATTTTGAAGTACAGTTCCAATATAGTTAGAAGAACCATCAATTCTTTTAGCATCAGATGCTTTACTTACGAAAGCATGTTTCTCTAATATTTCACCGGGTCTTCCTGTCCACAAACCACCTTCATCAATAACTAGAACGTGCATTTCGTCATATAGACCACCAGCATTACTAACATCGGTAGATGTTCCGGGAGCTCTATCAAAATTGTTTATGAATGCTGCTTGATCGACTGTTCTTGCACTTGCCGGTGAAATAGCTGCAAATGTTGCCCAACCAACACCATCAATAACTATAGCTTTTAAACTATTTCCTAATTCACCGGGATATTTTGCAATAAACAAGTTATCACTAGAACCGAATGGTTTTTGATTTTCCCAATCCTCAGAATTGTTTACATTTGCTGCTGTACCAGCATCAGTATCACCAACTACTGCGTTCTTTGCAGATGTTCCAACATTTCTAACAACCAAAAGATTATTAGAATATGCAAGATAATTAGCAGCTGTAAGAAACCATTCTGCTGTGTCATCATCTGGTTTACCAAATACTTTTACTAAATCGTTTTCTGTAGTGATAGATGTTCTCTCTAATACAGGACCCCATTGAAAACCACCAGCGATAGCACCGATAGATGTGGCAACATTAGGGACTACTGTAGTAAGATCAATCTCACTAACATTAATTCCTGGACTTACTTGAAATGGCATAACATTTCTCCTTTACAATAAATTACATTTTTTATATTGATATAGTTTTCATCATACTCATAATTTGGTTATTCTACATTTGTCCAAATTGTTCCTTCAGAATCTATTTCGTATTCTTGTTGATTCAATCCATTATCAATAATTCCAAACGGTGTAGTTAAATCATCAAGTTCATTTAATTGGTTTTTATAAAGATTATCTCTAATATTTTGATTTGATAATTCTTTAAAATATTGTTGGTCTACCAACCAAGCAAATAAAACCAACGTCATCACTAAATCATCATTTGCTCCTTCTTCTGCAGAAAAAGAATCTGCACTAGAAACAAATGTTGTTAATTCTGAAATGATATCATAGTCTGGTATTAAGAGTTTATCATCTTCTATTATGGCTTTTAAATTGGAACAACCTATCTTTTTCATAGATTTTGTTGTTCGTACGCCAAATTGTGAATCTCTTTTACCACCTACAAATCCACTTAGTTGTTGCCCATGTCTTCCATACCACGCTGTTGAAAACAGGTTTTCGTATTCCAAATCGTGATGGAGAACATCGGAAACTTGTGAACCGATATCATTTACTTCAATAAGAATATAAGCATTATTATATTTCTTTCCAATAATATTTATAATATTCGGAAACACTAGGGGGGCTACATGGTTATTTTTATATTTAGCAACAATTTTATAAGGTATATTTGTAATATCAAACACAGTAAAAGCTGAATAATCCAGTCCTTGTCCTCTTGCCACATCAACCGTTATAACGTAGGAATGTGTTTTATCTTCCTCCTCAAAGACGTCTACATCATGTTTTCTATATATTGGACTAATATAAGATAATTCTTGTAATTTTTCATATGAAACCAATGTGTTCGAAGAACCTAAAAATTCTGCTTCATATTCCTGTCTAAATGCATCCTCACCGATTGTTGATTGAATCTTATCTTTCCATTCTTTATCTCTATTCGGAACAGATGACCAATGAACTTTAAAAGGAGTAAAATCATTTGAACCTTCTTCAGCATCATTCCAATACTTGTAAAACATATTGAAACCATTTGGTGTAGAAACAATAATAACTTTTGTTTCTTTACCAGATGAAATAGTAGGATAAACAGAACGAATAAACTCATCTGCTATATGTCTTTGTACATGAGCAAATTCATCTAGTAAAATACAAGAAAAAGAAAATCCACGAATAGCACTGGAAGATGTAGATGAAGCTATAATCTTACTTCCATTCTCAAGTTCTAAAGAACCTTTATTCCATTCCTTAAGTCCTTGTTGAAGAAACTTAGGAAGATGTTGATATGCTATTTGTATACGTCCAAGCAATTCTCTAGCAGTGGCGGCCTTGTTAGCAAGAATACCAACCGTCTTAGATTGATTGAAAAGAATATAATGTAATAACCAACCCAATGTAGTAGTAGACTTACCAACTTGTCGGCCGGTCTTTACAATTACATTTCTATTTTTGGATATAGTTTGTATTAAATCTTTTTGGAAGGGATAAAGACTGAAAGGAATTAAACCTTCATCAACATGGACAATCTTCACATGGTTTTCTAAAAAATATAAAATATCATCACGACATTTTATATATTCTTCAATTTCTTCTTTTGTAAAATTATGTTGAACATCCGATCTCTTTAAAAGAGAATTTCCTAAATATTGGTCACTCATATCACTTATTTCTTTTTAGCTGATAGTAACTCCTGCAACTCTGCCGTTGATCCAATAAATAAAGAATTATTAACTGTCGAAGGATCTTTTGTTTCTTTTTCTATTTCTTTTTTTGTTTTTTGTAAAACTAAAAGTTCTTTTGTAGTATTCGTCAAACCAGAAATTAATTGTGTAACAACTTCAAATGCTCTAGGATTTTCTGATTCCTTTGCAACTGCTAAAAGTTCTTCAAGTGCATCATTACCTTTGTCTATAAGTGTATGATATTGCTGCTGAGAAAATTCATATTCAGAAGTAAGGTCTTGTGTATTTATCTCTACGCTTGGTGCTTTATCTCTTTCCCTTTTAACTAGATCACCAGAAATATCTAATACTTTATTTAATTTTACTACAGTGTCTTTATTCATTAGCTGAGGAACTCATCTTCGGATGGCAAGTCCGACCAAGTTTCAATAAATCCAAAGTCATTGGCTGGTGTTGTTAATACATTATCAGCCTCATCAATAACCTCATCAGAGTTTAAGTCAGTCAATGCTTTAGGTGTAATATTTATATTTACATTTTTCGCATTATTAAGATTAGTACCAATGTTGGCATCTACCTCTCTAATAGCACCAATGTTGGCATCTACCTCTCTAATAATACCTTGATCAGATGTCTTACCATATATATGTGCTTTAACAGTAAACTCAAGTGTGTGTAATAATGCCCTTCTTGTTATAAAATCACCTTCGTAAGTATCCTCTGTTGTAACACTGTTTAAAATAATTGGAATGTCACGTACTATTCCCATAGTAGACATCTCATTCATAGCAACATGAAACTCTGGTGTAAAGAATGGAAGAATCTGTTCCAATATCTGTGATCCATCATCACTATATTTTACCATAACAGTTAAAGTGATATTAAAATCATATGGAACAGGATTATATATTGTATTCAATTCTGTGACACTTTCACCCTTTACTTTTTTATATTTTTTTGTAGTTTGTAATTTTCTTGTAGGATCATAAGCATAATCTGTGATTTCAAAAGACATCCGTGGTAATGATAACACATCTTTTTGATTAAGTTTAGCTAAAAACTTTTCACTGGGTCCATATGCAATAGGAACTTTAAGTTCACGTTCAACAGTTCCATCCGACTTCATTCGTCTTATTGAAATATCATTAAATACTGTACCAAACAGGACTACAATATTTCTAATATTCTTATTATAAAAATGTGTTCCAAACATTATAAGTCACCCTCACTCCAAGGATCCATTTCAGAAAAGTCTAATATATTATCCCCATCCGTCTCTAGAATCTTATTATCAGAAAATCCATCATTTGGCAATAATTGATCATCTGTGGAGGTTACACTCCAATTTGCACCACTTGTATTGCCTGTAACATATGAATCACTTGCAAAAGTACCAACAATATTATAAACTCTCAATTTCCTTGTACTAGCAGTCCAAGATGCAACTACAGCCTTAGCTGTTGCGGTTGCTAAGGTATTACCTTGATATACCTGCTCATTTGGTGTATATGTTCCCAATCCACCAGCAGTCATTAATATATCAATTGAATACGCATTATCGGCTTCAACCTGATCAATAGCCGCGACACCAGTATCAATTTTCTCCCCACCATATTGAAATAATTCACATGTTAAATCAAAGACATAATTCTTTCCAACTTGATAAAATGGTTGTTCGTCTTCGACAAATTTAATTTCAAATAATCCTTTTGATAATGGAAACCATATAAGATCACCCTCTTTAGGGACAGCTGTACCAGTTACAAACTTAAACCGTTCAGCATGAACTGTTAAAATAAGTTCATCAGTAATTGTCATACCAAATTTAGATATAGCATCATCAGCTCCACCAAAATTATCCGAGGTCTTAACATACATTTCAATATCATATTTAGTATCAAATGTTGATAAAACATCCTCATCTAATATTAAATCTTCTTTAACAAGAGTTCTTGGTAAGTATACTACATCTATACCAGCCTGTTGTATAACCTCTCTGTTAATCTCATTTAATAAGTTTTGATCTGCAGTTGCGTTTTGAAAATAAATATTTGAGGCCATTAACCTATCATCCCATCAGGTGGAAGTTCGTATTTTAAATTCATCTCTTCTTCCATTTTAGTAATTTCTTCGGTAGCTTCTGTAAATATTGTTTGACCATCTAATGAAATACCACCCGGTAAAACTACACCAGTAAATTTCTTTAAATTACTTCCCCATTGTTGTTTAATTAAGGCAGTAGCATATTTTTTTAAGAACGCATCATTATATACCTGAGGATATGTAGATGGATCAAGTGCACGATATGCCTCTACAATAAGAATAGTATCAACTGAAAATTTATTCGCCCAATCAGTTTCTAAATATACTTTATCTTGTTTTCTATTAAACAACATCGTTGGTTGAATAGAAAATAAATGTTCAATTAATGAAAAATTAGTTTGTGACATAGCCCAATTAATTATTGCTGAGCTTTGCATATTTTCTAAATCATTTAAACGTAATTGATATTCCTCATTAAAGAATCCTGTTTGAAAAGCATTAAAATTAGGAATAGGAAGTACACGGAGAACACTAATGATAGCATTATCAACAGTTAGATATTCATTATTAATATCTTCTTGTGTTAATATCTTTTTAAGAAAAACCTTTTCAACACCATCAAAATGATACTCTTGAAAATATTCAATTGCGTCATCTATTCGATCTGACACTTGTTCATCGTCTACATTGATTTCTGTTACAGGGGCACCTAGCCTTCTTAAACAGTAATCAATCAGTTGTGGTCGTGTAGATACTGCCATTTATTTCTCCTAATAATTAATAGCCCAGCCATGAAGCTGACTTTCTTGTGTATTGAGCGCCTGATTGGCCCATGTAGCCTTTATAACTGGTGCTGTACCTGACGTTACTGATTGTGCTTTTATCTTTACCATTTTAATACCTGTAGAAAATACAGGAGAAATAACCTCATATTGATTTACATCTGTTACATCTGTCCAGTTAGTACCATCATTCGCAGATAACGAAATCATAAGATCAGTACCTAATGTGGTAGTTCCAGAACCATTGTCTTTAAACAAAATAACTCCACTCATCTTATCAGTTGCTGTAGAAGCTGTTTGGGTGTCTGATATGAGAGTACCAGTTGCGTTAGTATCC